TGAAGTCGCCCAGCACAGATTGATAGTCAGTGCGGTTAACCTTTACAACATTGTCTCTAATCTCAATCATCTTTAAAACTGCTTCGTGATAGATGCGGTCAAGCTCCCATGCAGTGATATTGGCTTGATTAGCCATACTTGCGCCGCCAAGATTAGTGCCGACCAAGTTCTTGTAAAACCGATACTCTGCAAAGTTGCCAAAGTCAGTTAAGAATTTATCTTCCCACTTGGCAATGTTGTCCATCACATAGTTGTCGCCTTGCTTCAAGATGTGTTGAATGAATATTGGCCCTGCATGCCCGTAGTTGTATTTGAACGCATCAAAGATGTATTCGCCAAGCTTGGCGTCGTGATCCAATATTCTTGGGCGAAAGACTTCAAACTCGATCAGACGTGCGGCTTCACCGTCAGGATTCATTTTGAGGGCTTCTAACTTGCCATATATACCGTGATTAGATGTTAACAATGCAGTCAATGATGCAGACATCTCGTATTCCCGTTCAGCGTTGACTGAACCTTGCATACGAATCTTGGCTTTGCCATGCGACACGTTGTGAATCAACTGCCCCAAGTCTTCAGGCTTCTTGTCGCCTACTTCATCAAGGCCAAACATCAAGCTGTGCAAACCAAGGTAGCGACCTGTTAAGCCGTTATCTGTAGCGCCCACCACACTCAAGTCTTTAGGGTGTCCAAACACGCTAAGCCCTGCATACATCGCACCTGTCTTGGCGTTGCCTGACTTGCCAGTCAAACTCATCACCACGCCAGATGTAGATGTGTAGCACATCAAGGGGGAACCAAAACCACTCATCGCGGCAAAGGCATGTAGTTCAAACTGTGGCTTGTTTAAATAATCAATCGACTCACGCCAACGCGCAAAGGTTCCGTTCTGAGTAATGTGGCGTGATAGGCCACGAACGAATGGAGACGATGGGGCTTCGATGATTTCACCGGTGTGGGTAATTTCTTTCTTGCCTATAACAAAACTTCGTTTGTCCCATTCCTTGTCTGTGCGGTCTTGTGTCCAGCCCATCTGCATGCGCATCTGTAGCGCCTTGTCAGTTGTCTGGAGGTACTGCCCCCATTTGATGATGTAGTTCATAAGGTGTTGGTCGTGGTGTGAAGCGAAGAAAACTCCATTGCTGGACATGATTGCCTTGAGCGCTTCTTTGGCGTACACCTGCTTCATGGGCAGGAGGAATTCGCGTTCCCCGTCAAACGGAAGAATCGTACGCATCTGCAAGCACTCGCCATCGTGCGGGCTCACCATGCGTTTAATGGGAAACAAGTCGTGCGCCAAGATCAAGATAGGATCGTCTTGATGTTTCTTGCCTTGCTTGTCTGTCTTGGGTGCTGGAACAAAATATATACCGCCATTCTGTCCACGCACAAATGGCGTCATGAAGTCGGGGAAATCAGGAACTTTTTGGGTATTCGGGACTTCCCAAACTGCGTCCTCTTTATTTGGCGCAGGGGCTGGTTTAAAGACTCTTCCAAGTTGAATAGGACTTGTGATCTTTCCTCTGTGCTGGCATCCATCGCATCGGCTGGGGAAGTCTTTGATAAACCACTCGCAGGTTCTCGGAGCAGGAGCGCGAGCTGCGACATTTTCTGTTTCTGCATATGTGTACCTTGGATCGGGTTTAGATAGTTCATGAATAGCGGTTGCGCCATCATCACAAAATTTAGCTATGGCTATTACCGCATGCCACATTGGTTCTTCTAAATTGGCTTCATTTTCAGAAGCGTATTTAATTTGTGCGCAACCTTCTCCCGCTAAACTTTTCTCTTTCAATACCTCGTATGACTTTGCAAAGTTATCTAGCTTTAAAATTTCTTTAGTGTCGTCGTCAATACCCTTGGGGATACTTGCAAGGATGTCTTGAGCAGTGAGTTGTTCTTCTGTAAGCGGCTCGGCTTCTGCAACAGGCTCTACGCCCAAGAACTCTTTAAACTCTTGCCAGCTATAGGCAAAGATCTCATCGCTTACAACTGACGTTGGCTCTGGTGGATCAAACTTGTGGTTGAACGTCTCAGGTGCGCGCATGATACGTGCGGCATCTGCGGTAACCACTGGGTCAATAGATATATGCTGAAGGCATAGCGCTTTGAATTTCTCAGCGGCTAGCTTCCATTCATCTTTGGGGATGTCCTCATCCATGATCCAGTAGGCATGAACCCCGCCACCTGAGTCAATCACTACTGGGTCAGGTAGCCCAGTCTCCCCAACTAGTTTGTAGAGCGCCGTGTGTGCGTCGCCCTTTGTTTGATAATCTTTTTCTGCACCGACATCTAGGTCAATGAAGAATGATCGCACGAAGAGGCAGTCATCTGCTTTCCTGCTATAGCCCTCAAACGTTCCAAGTGCAACGAAAGTGTTGACTCCCTTTTTCTTGAACGTCTCTATCTGTGCAAATACGTCGTCAAGTGTCTCTGCAAATTTGTTTGAAACCTTTTTGTCAGTCCCAATGCTTGTTATGCAATAGACACCCTGCGTAGGCAATGCTTTCTCGTAGAATTGTTTTAACATGTCTCGCCAGAGTTGAAAAGAGCGGGACTATGCCCGCTCGGTGAATGGGTGGGGGTACTAACCGCTCGTCTGCAAGCTTTCAAAAAGCATTACGCAGCTTTCCCCCCGATTTTTATTTAGTCAAATTTTCTCCCAACCATATCTTCAAGGTACGCTTTAGCCGTTGCGGTATTCTTTGCTGGAAGAAGTCCCTTGGCGGTGTCACTCTCAATCAGGTCAGTCAATGTCTCAACCTTAACAAGGTTGTTGTGGCGCAAGGGTTTGCCACGGAACCAACTAAAGACCGTCATGCGAGTTACTTCTAACGCGTTAGCTACGTACTTTGCGGGGAGATTTGCATTCACGCAAGCGAGTGCCAATGCAATGCCAGCCCTGTTGGGGTTAGCCTTGTGCAACTCAATCAAAAAAGCTTCGCTGTATGTCCGTGACATTCCTATTCCTTATTTCTTAGACCACTTTTTTACCACGTCTGAGATGTCTTTCTCTTCAGATGCGGCGGCTTTTTTAGACTCGACCTTGACGGGAGGCGCTTCGTCTTCAACGACTTCGTTGCGGTGGCTTGGTACTTCAATCTCGCCTGTGCTATCCGCTTGGTAGACGTTCATCTTGATAGCGGCTTCTGCGGCTGGACTCTTGGCTTGATTTGCAATGATCTGCAAGTCTTCATCTGGAACCTTACCAGCTGGTGAGAACACAACCTTTGGTGTAGGAGATTTTGTATCGAAGGCCATCTTAGTGATCACCCGGCCAGCGCTTACGTTGTGTGAAGCCAAATGCTGAATGTACGGACGGAATGGGAATCGACCATTGTCTTCCTTGCCAAACGATGAAGTAGCTGGCAACACCAACTGCATCACATCGCCTGATGGATCGTTAGGCAAGACCACGGCTGTACGCCATGACAAGCGGCAAGCTGTACCCATACCGCCTTGACCAGAGCCTTTGGCTGACTTGTCGCAGTCAATACATGCGGAAGCGCAGGGAGTCTTAACATCTGCATCGGGCTTCTCTGAGTCAGTAGACCAGCACACAGGGCTGACTTTCTGACCTTCTTGATACGTTGCGTCATAGAACATGCGGGAGGCTTTGTGAGCCATCTTGACAAAGATCACATTCATGTGGCGGTCTTCAATCGCGCCAATTTCTTTACCGCCAGAATACTTGCGGAACACGCCACCCTTGATGGAGATGCGTTTGCTACCTTGGCGAGCGCCACCTGCTACGGCAAGTGTGTCTTCATCCAAACCAGCGATAGGGGTTAATGCACCGCTGAACATTGTTGCGAGATCGTTACTCATGATAATTTTCCTGTTACTAAATTGAACTTAATTGGAGGGTTTGCGCACGACAATCGTGAACTCCCTCATTACATTCACGCCGGGCGGCAGACCATCGTCTTTGTGCTCAGCCATGAACTCCTTGAAATTGCCCTGATGGATACGACGCTCCAGCAAGTCAATCGCCTCGTTGTCCAGAACAAACTTCTTGAAGTTGTCCCAGTCATTTGTAGTGAATCGTTCCTTGAGAGACCGAATCACTGTGCCACTTTCTGTGCGGATACTGCTTGCGTTTGTATCGTTGCACACAGTCAGCATAGATTGCTCAAGCAGTTTCATCTCCTGCTCTAGCTCACCATCTTTTACTTCCCAACCAGACTTGAGTTTCTCACGCTCATTTCTTATTGTCAAGTATATTTTTACTAATTCATCGAGATTTAACTCAGTAGTTTCACTCATATCCCTAACTCCTCTTTGTACAAATCGACTAGTCGTTCGTGCGTATCGACCTTGCCTTGCAACATCTGATAGACCTTGCGTTCGGCTTCTGAGCCTTGCAGGTGAACAACTGTCATGCTGTTCTTCTGGCCGACTCGATCAATACGGGCGACGCATTGCAGGTATGTCTCGACGCTCATAACGGGAGACCAAAACACAACGGTGTCTGCGGCAGTTAACGTGACGCCATGCGATGCGGACTGTGGTTGAATAACTAAAACTCTTGGATCAGTTTGTGTTTGGAATCGGTTGATGATCTCAGACCGCTCCCTTGCAGGTACATCTCCGTTGATAACTTCATTGGCTACTCCTTGTGAACTTAAATGACGTGCGACTAATACGATGGTGTGGCGGAACGGAACAAACACGACTACCTTGTGCTTGGTCTCTTCCAACACCTCCATCAGTGCATTCAGGCGTGGTGACACGTCAAACTCCACCACCTCCTTGTCGTCGGTATAGATTGCTCCACCCGACAACTGCAACAACTTACTCAGCTTGGCTGCCGCGTTAACAGCGCTGATCTGTTCACCCGCTGCTTCTATCAGCAGTTGGTTCTTTAACTCACGGTAATATCTATTCACCTGGGCCGTCAGCGGCACTTCACGGGTCTGATACACCAACTCAGGCAGGTCTAAGCAATCTGCCTTCTCAAAGCGGATTGCAGGTTGTAGAGCGCTGAACACTTCTTGTTGGGCGATAGCCCTTGGTATCCACTTGAACTTGCTGATAGGTTGCATCACACGATCACGCCAAGCAGTAAAGTACTTGGGTACGCCAGCGGGGTTGACTAACTTTGCCAAGCCGAACGCATCCAGTGGAGACTGCGAGGCAGGTGTGCCTGTCATCATCCAGAGGCGGGTCGAGGGGGTGATCAGTTTAGCCAAGGTCTTCCAACGTTTTGTAGATACTGTTTTATATGCGTTGGCTTCATCAATTACAATTAGGTCAAACCCTACTTTACTAATATCTTCTTGAACAATATTGACCCCATCAAAGTTGATGACAACAAATTCGTACTCTCCGTTAATGATCTTCTTGCGCTTGGATGCATCTCCATAAGCTACGCCGACCGTTCTGTGCATGGCGGTCTTGAAAATGTCAGCTTGCCAAGCGGAGTACATGATGGACAAGGGACAGACGACTAGAACTCGTTTGACTATCCCCAACTGCATGAGGTAGTCTGCCGCCCAGATGACTGAGGAGGTCTTACCTGTGCCAGCTTCGTTGAAACAGAAACAGCGGTCTCGTAAGGAGAGAAACGATGCTGTAACTTTTTGGTGAGCGAACGGCTGAAACATTCCGGGCCACTCGTACTCTTTGAGCATTGGGTTAGGAGCATCTCCATAGACGCGCACTAGCCGTTGCATCTCGGGTACGCCCCAGTACACCACCACTTCTGCGTTTATGCCATCGTCTTTCAGCACCTCGCATCGGTCTATGTGTCCTACTAAAAACTGCAAGTCGCTAGATGGGATCACCATCCGAACAACTGTGTCGTCTACTACATTCATACTATTCCTTACTGTGTTAAAACGTAGCCCCTTACGGGGGCTAGTCGGTCAAGCCAGACGTGTTGAAAGGAGAGGGAGATCTAACACCGCTTGACTGACAAGGTTATAAAAGGGGAAGGCAACTGCAGTAACAACAACCCCTTGAGCCTACTCACTCATGCCTAACAGTAGAGATTACTTCTTACGTTCTTTCTTGCTTGTCTCTGATACCAAGTTACCTTTGGAGTCACGCTTGAATGAACGATTTTTTGCCGCGCTTTGAATGCGCAGACCATCCTTGTTAGAGCCGCCTTTGTCGAGGGCTTTAACGTGAGATACATCCTTACCTTCACGCTTATCAGCTTTGCCGTTGCCGTTGGCGTCGGAGCCTGTCTTGTCTATTGCGCGACGCCCTTTCTGACGCTCCATGCGACGCTCATGCTCGCCACGAGCCTTCTGTTGCTGATACTCTTTGTCGTAGGGTCTGGGTTTATTGACGTAAGCCATTATCTTTCCTTGTGATGGGGGCAAGTGTTCACAGGACACCAGCCGCATAGGGGTGTTGGGTTGGGGTTCCAAACATCGTTTGTATACGATGCTTCTATTCTACGCAAATCGGGGTAAAACGCATCCCATAATTCTGTTATGTCATCCCTAGAATATTCTTCAGTCATGAAACTGTTATGCACTACGAAGAGTAGACCCGCTTTGATTCGGTTGATCTGTGGGTAGTGGGCAAACGCCATGAGCGCCATCAGCTTTAACTGTTTTGGCTCAGGATACTTGTTGCTTCCCGTCTTGTAGTCAACGATGAACGCAGTGTCTCCGTCGATGATCATCAAGTCCACGATACCCCGCACCCAGTAGCCCTTGCCGTACTCACATGCTTTACCTTCAGCATCAAGAGCCATCCTCTGCTCGGGGAATCGAGTACCTTCAATCTCCATGAGTGTGTCAAGCACAGGTTTGAACTGCTGATAGTTCTTGGCAAGAGGCTTGCCTTCTCCAACATAATCTTCACAAGCCTTGTGTACCTCATTGCCGTAGTTCATCTGCGCGGTCGGCTTAATATAGAAGCGCTTAAGTACCTTGACCTCTTGGTACTTCTTTGGGCAGTTGATGTAGTCCTTGAGGGACGAGAAAGACCATGTGAAGTTCATTTTTTCATATTCCTTACAAATGCGGCAAAACTTGCCGCTGTATCACCGAGGGCTTTCATCTTGTCAAACTCCTTGGCTACTTCTTCTAAGACTGTATTACGCTGTGACGGCGATACATACAAATCAGAGCGGCTAACGTAATCTTGAATATCGTCGTCATCAGTCATAGCGGTGCATCCTCATGGTTATCAGGGTTGAACTTAGGGACTCGGTTGCCCGTGTCCTTGGGGTTTGGGAATGGGGGGAAAGGCCAAGTCATGCTTTTGGTTTAGCTTTAGTCTTCATGAAGGCAATGTCGGGTTGCTCTTTGCGGAGATCGGCATACTCTAATTGCACTCTCTGCGCATGGATGATCTTTCCTGCGGTGTTGTTCATCTCGGCGGCAATCTTTGCCTCTATCGTGCCGTTCTTGAGTCCCTCATAGAGTGCGGACAGTTCTGTTGTTAGTTCACTGATATGTTTCATGATATTTCCTTTAGTTTGCGTTTGATAAATAGACTTACTCTCATTGCTTCAATTAGCTCTTGTGGGGGTTTAGGTTTTCCTCCTCGGATAAGGTATGAATCGGGTGCCGCTTGATTGCGTGCTTTGTAATACGCCATAAAGCGTTCCCTGTTAGCGGCTCGGTATGTTGGTGCGTATTTTTCCATGCGCGCTTTTATGCAGTCTTTGTTAGCTTCGCGCCAAGTTTTTGTTACCGCCGCTATGTGTTCTCGGTTTGCCTCTACCCATGCTTTCTGTCTGGCGTATTCTTTGTCTCGGTTAGCTTTGCGGTATTGTTCACCATAGGCTTTTACTCGCGCCTTTACATGTTCTAAGTTAGCCTTACGCCATGCGTATTGTTGTGCTTTCGTAGCCTCTTTGTTGGCTTCAACGTACGCCTTCTTTCGTTCTGCTAACTCCGCTTTATGATTTTCACGATACGTCTTACCATGCGCCGCCACCTTGTCTTTGTTAGCGACTCGCCACGCTTTCATGTATTCAGCTTTTGCGGCGGGGTCTTTAATTGGCATCTTTAATCTCCATCTTAAGTCTCCTTTTGTTTGACATATATTAACACTCTCCGTAGGTCTGTGCGTACTTTGCTTCGCAAGTTACGGGTAAACCCCTAGCCCACTCGGGTGGCGTAGACATGCACTCGACGATATATGCAAGCGCCTCATCCTTCTCCGCTTCGGGAACCACGATCACTGCCGCATCATGGACAGTCAGCGCAACGCGATAACGCTCGTTGATCTTGATCATCTGCTCTCCCACGATGATTCGCGCCAAGGCTTGAACTACGTTCTCAACTAGCGACCCACCCCACAGTGACACGGGACCTTTGCGCGACTTGTAAACATACTGAGACTTGGATTCTGACGTATCCAGCTTGAGGTCTGGGTATCGGATAGAAAGACCATTAGGCAGACCTATACCATCTTTCGTAACCTTGAGGCACTTGTGCTTGCCGTAGTAATAAGGCTTGAGTTTGTCATCCCAGTTGGCTAGGTCAGCAATCGCCTTGTCGCCATCGCGCCATAACTTAATCACCTTATCGTTGGCATCGCGATATGTATCAACATAGTTCTTAGCTTCGTCTTCAGTAACGACCGCGCCAGGTGGTTGCGTCTTGAGCGTGTGCTGTAACTTTAATGCCCCAGTCCCGTAGCCTAAACCCAAGATGCAGGTCTTACCCACGAAGCGTTCCACTGGGTCAGCCTTGCTTATGGGGCGTTCGTATATCTTGGTTGCAAACAGAGAGTAGACATCCTCTCCGTTGCGGAACTGCTCAACCACATCATCCTGCCCTGCCAGCCAGACGAGGACACGCGCCTCAATCTGAGAAGAGTCACAGTTGATAACGATGTGGTCATCAGGCGCTACGACTGCATTCTTTAGGGCTTTCTTTTTCTTATCTCTACTTGGTAGATTTTGGAAGTTAACCTTATCACTTCCTGCCCAGCGACCAGTATGCGCTCCGTAGTATTTGAGTGGGATTGGTAGGCGTCCCTTGTTGCGCTTTCCAACATCGATGAATCTCTCAATCCTTGACTCCTCGATTGTGGATTTGGTCCCGAGTCGCACTGAGCAGAGTTGTTGTATGAAGGGGTCGTCATGCTCAGTGAGTTTAAGAAATCCCTCGTCATTTTTAGCAAGCGCATAAGTTTGTTTTCCTGTTGTCTTACTTTCTTTCATCGGAGCCTCAACCCCGCGCTCGACTAACACTTCAGCAAACTGTTTATTACTGGCTAGTCGTTTACGCACCGCCTCTGCGGTCTCACATTTTAACTTCTCCATCAAGCCTTCTAGCAGTTGCTCTTTCTCCTCTTTGAGTTCGTCGTAGCGCTCTTGCAGGAGTGCGTCATCAACAAGGAACACTGGATGCGTGAACATCCGCAGAGTCATGTCAATAAGCTTCATCTCGTTCTCAGGGAACGCGCTCGACAATATCTTGAATAGCCTAAGGGTTAGATCAACGTCGTTTTTGCAATACTCTCCGTATCGCTCAAGTTCTTCTTTAGTGAAGCTAAGTCGTGCCTTGCCTTCAGCGGCAATTACTTCCTCGCCCTTGATGCCAATCTCGTAGCGTTCAGCCAACGCCTTGAGTGAGCCACCTGCCTCAACGCCATGAATCGCTCTCGCCATACATAGAGTGTCGTACATAAACGCGGGCGTGATGCCGTAGATCCAACTAAGAATTGCTCCATCGAACAGGGTGTTGTGGCACAGAAGCGCGCTGCTGCCCCAATCAAACGACGCTAAGAATTCTTTTAGCTTATCCTTACCGCCTGATACCCAGACAGTCGGTTGCTCGTCTACCTTCACGCCCACACCGATAACTTCAAAACGCTTGTCGCGTATGTATTCCTCAGTGGTCTGATGCTTGAAGCCTAGCTTGATCTTGCTATCGTAGTAAGTCTCAAAGTCAATCGTTATCAGTGACATTTGGTTTCTCTAAAAGTTTTTTGTAATACGACGCAGGGAATGGCGCTTTCTTCTCTAAGAGTGTTCGCAACCATTCCGCACCACCAAGCTGGTTAAGTATCAACCACTGCTTGTCGGATAGTCTGATCTGTCTACCTATTAGGGGTGCGGGGGGCTTTGGTCTTGGCATTATTTCCTCATCATGCCTTTTAACTTTGATGCGGTCTGCATCGTTTTCTTATCTTTTCTAGCGTAGGCTTCATCAAACTGCTGATCGAGAGTATCTCTAATATGTGCTGTCAATGATTGAGAAGTCCCAAGCATAGTGCCTGACAGTCCAGCGTCGTAAGGGTAGCTCCCACTAGTCGATCTCCCAAGTTGATCATCGTGACCTTGCGATAACACACGCATGACCTCGCCATTGAAGTGATCGCGCTTGGCTTCATTCATTCCGTCCTGCAACGCTTTCTGTTCTTCCGTAGTCATGACAGCCCACCCACTGTCTAGCACTCGTGACCATTTTGATAGCCCTCCCTCAATGAACTCTTCGGGGTTGGTCTTCATTCTTTCTAACAGAATCTCTACTCCAGTCAGCATGATTTTCTCCTTTTAATAACTGGTTTCAAAATAGCATCCCACTGAGTCATGGGAGGCTATTTAACAAAAAGTATAGACACAAAAAAAGGCATGGCGAACCATGCCTTCGGGGTTTACTTCATCGAGTTGATTTCACGAGTCAGATACCATTGTGCTTTGCGCAAGTCTTCCAACTGATTGCCCTTGTGACCTGACCTAGTAATGTATTTCACGACATTACCCAAGTTGTATCCAAGCTTCTTTGCTTCAATAAAATCGATTGTCTCGATACCACCTGCGGTGTAGTGCGCAGGGTGATTTACTGAGTCATGTTGGGTAATAGCTTGATTCACGTCAGCTATAATCTCCTCCGCTTCTGCCTCAGTCATACCCTTGGGTAAATTAGCTATTGGGTTTGCAATAGCGCGACGCTTTGCCATGTCTCTTAGTCTGATCATGCGCTCTTCAATGGACTCGCCATATTGTTTCTGATATGACGCCCTTGCCTTGCTCATCAATACATAGGTGTACGACTTGGTAGCACCAATAGCTTTCATTACGTCTGCGGTTTTCATGCGTGGGTTGCGCTCTAACAATGTGCGAACTTGTTCTACTTTATTGCGTTTCATTTGCCTTCTCCTTTTTGGTTTGGCGTTTAATTGATACGATACCAACACTATGTCGGTCTCGTGCTTCCTGCATAGCATCTGCGATTTCATACGCAGTCTGAGTTATTTGGTCTGACAATCCTCCTCTCATGATTAAACCAACTAACGCAAAGCCAGCGTGTAGGTCACGCAGATTGCTACGATCTTCTTCATTCATAACTGTTCCAATAGACGCGTTAGCGCATCAATGTTTGTCTCATCAATGACAAGGGTGAACCCACCCTGCCCACGAATGGCTGACATGTGTTTCTCTTGTAGGGCAGTTGGCTTGTTGCCGTTCGCTTTCGCTTCCACCCCGATGAACCTCCCTCTGTAACAGATCACAAAGTCGGGGACACCTGACGCACCATAACCAGTACCGATCGGCATGGTGTAGTAAGCCCCCTTTGCATTAAGAATATCTTTGATCTTCTTCTTGACTGTACCCTCAGGCGTCATTTTGTATCCCACTCTTCAGTGACTCTAAAGTTAATCGATCTACCACTAGGCAGTAGTAGGTTTCGCTTGCCCTCCACCCAACCTCATCGAGTTCGGGGGCGTGTGTGTTTGTGTAGAGTGTCAGTCTAAGTATTTTTGAATCAGGCAAGAACTTTTCTCCATTAGCATTAATCATTGCAAACTTAGACTTCAACACATCAGGCAAAGTGTCATCTGTGTATATGCGATGAAACCCATCAGCCACATACACGATGTACTGATCGTCTACCTTACGAACAGGGACACGAATCAAATCCCAATTCTTGGGGTGAACCACAGGACTCAGTTCCCCAATCAGATGGGGCATGGGGTAGCCATCCACGCTTGCTCATAGTTTGTAGGTTGACTGCCATAAAAGAAAGTCGCGTCAAGCCCCTCGTCATAGCCATCCATGATGGGAAAGTTCAATACACCAAGCCTACGACATTCCTTAGTTTCATAAGAGACTTTCATCATTGTCATCAATGGGACTAGCTCGGGGTACTCCTCAATCGTCTTGACTCGTTTGAAGTCTTCGATGATCTCGTACTCAATCTTGGTCGTATCACTGTGCAGTATGGTCATCTTGAATTTGCCTATGAGTAAGTGCTTGTAGTCGTCTATACCAATGAGATAGAAAGGATTCTTGAAGAACCGCTTGGATTCTTCTCTCTTTATATCTCGTATCCTATCAGCTTCTTTGTAAATGTCAAGTGTATTTTTACATTTATTTAGGTCTAGAACAGGAATAATTCCATCAGTACTTTCCCCTAGTAAGGTAGCTAACATCACATGAATTTCATCTGCCGTAAAAGCATTCTGTTTATCGCTAGTACCCATCGCTCTACGTAGGGTAGAGACGCCTAGCTTTACTTGTTTGACTTTGCTATCCATGATTATTTTCTTATCACGCACAACTTCCTGGCGTTTTAATACAGCCATCAATGATGAAAGTTTTGTGCTACGGATGGTCTCTCTATCATTCTGATCTGAGCCACGAGACTTGGCATAGTGTGGTGTACGGAAACAAAACTCTAGTTGATCGTTGTTAGCCCCACCTACCTTTGTTGTCCACACCTTACAAACAGCCAGCCCATTGGGGTAGCACATCATGTAAGAATCTTTATCTGTTTGTGGGTAGCCCACATTCATTACTTTCCCCATGACTTTCAAGTTGTACTTGAATTGCAACTCACGTACCAGTGGGAGTACATCTGAGGCAAGCAACTCATTCAACTCATCCTCAGAACCAAATCCATCAAGATAATATCTACTCATCATTTCTCTCTCCTAAAAAAGTTATTGCTCGTGTCGAGGCGCTGATTGAATATCCCAACGCTTCGATCTTTTTGATTGCATGTAGCGTGAGAGTCTTAGTCCCTGCTATGTCTGCAAACAGTTGTGCCTTCTCGCATAGGGGGTAGTACTTCAATGTCCCATATACATCTTTCACCTCCACTCGAATAACATTAGTCATACTGTTTCACCTCCACTCCATCAACCATGACTGTGTAGCCCCACTCGCTAGGCGGGTACATCTCTCCGTCAACATACTCAACTTTCTTAAACACTTTCTCGTTCACTTTGTATACCTCCTTGTTCAGTCTGCGTTTGAGATTCAAGAACATCGTGTGCGGTGTGTCCTCGTGTGCGCTATATCTAGAAAAGTTTGTGTCTGAAAACCTACGCAAGTTCCAACGCATGTTGCCAATGTCCCACGCAAAGATGTAGAGCATTGCCGAATCAAGCGGTGCGGTATCAATCAATTTATCTGCTATCGATGTGTACACCTTATGGTCTAGGTAAAAGTCATTGTCAGGTACATGCTCACTCACCACCTCAAGCATCGTTTTGGCAAACACCTCGTAGTCCATCGCCTTGGTCATGACCTCAGTCGTCATGTAGAAACCTTCGTAACCAGCCAGTAAGTCTTTGCCCACCTTGCGATCGACTTTCCTACCAACGACTGTGATTGGCTTGGTTGGTTGCATAGTTTCACAGTCGATGCGCATACCCTGATAGATAGGCATGATGCGTATACCCCCATTGGTTTTGCTCGACCATATCATCCCACCCCTGCGTGACTCAGTAGAGAACCAACCATACGACCAATTTGACATGATGCCTCGATCACCCTGTCCGTAGCTTCCGCCAGTAAACTCAAACGTATTGTCAGGTCGCACAACGCCAAGAATGTTTGGCGACACCTCGTACTTGTAGTATGTCCATGAGCCATCACCATCTTGATACTTGTACAGTCGGGGTGAGCCTTGCTTCTCGTGTTCTTCATACTCTGCCTTCGTTAGAGAAACATGCGTCCAACGCTGACCATGAACGATGTTGAACACGCGTTCTTTGTCCTCCTCTCCAACGAGAAAGTATTTGGTGTTATGTCTGCGATCACCAATAGGAAATCTGTTTAGTGACCCACGGTAGGGTGAGACGCTATTTGCGATGCCATCGAGTCTCTTGTAGTTCAGTCCTTGCATTTGTTTTCTCCTATTTCTTTTAAGTCATACATTTCCATCTCACCGCTTATACTGTCTCCCATAGGGTTCGCTTGGTCATACATAAGTAACTCGGCTTCCTCTTTCGTGTCAGCCAGTACTGTGAGTTCTTCCTGATATGTAGTTACCACTACACCTTTCCATGCTTTCATTAGTTTTCTCCTAAGTCTGAGTTGATAATGTCTTTACGCATCTGCTCTGCGGTGTACTCTCCGTTAACTAACTCATAGAGCAGTTCCAAGTAGTCACTTGGGTTCTGTCGATCGCTACCAATCCACATACGGATTTGTTCAGTCGTTATTTCTTGCATTCTTTCTCTCCTTGTAGTTCATCAATTTTTACTAACACTTCTCGCCACAAATCGGGTTGTAGATTGCCTTCACTTGTCAGTTGTTCCAACGCATACAGATGCGGTGCGCTAGGAAAGTTTGATATGACACTCTTGGCAATTTCTTTAACGTACCGCCTCTCGTTCATAGTCTGTCCTTTCGTCTTAGCTACCGCATATGCCGTTTTGGTAATGCTCAACCACCATGTATCAATCGTCACCGAACATCACCTTCTTACCCACAGGCGGTTCAAAGTCGCGACGTTGCGTAACCATCCACAGGGTTGGGTCAGTAATCTTCCAGTTGATGTCGTTCTCTACATACCCGTCAGTGAACACCAATACACACTCGGCTTTGAGTTTGTTCTTAACTACGTAGTCACTGACACATGAGACGTGAGTTCCGCCACCGCCTAGTGGTTTGAGCAACTTGGCAATATCGTTGTAGTTGTCCCGAAAGATTTGTTCGCCATGCACAACGGTATCCCACCAAAGAACACGCACCGCTTCGGGCTGACAGACCTCGCAAATTGAAACCAGTTCGGTAGCGAACTCGGTTATCTCTGCCCCACCTATCGAGCCTGATGTGTCAATGGCTACGATGATCTCACCGATGCTCTCGTTGATCACGCTTGGCAAGTAGATGTCATTAGCCATCTGACGCTTGTTCATGCGACGCCATGTGAACTCATCGTTACCCTTGGTTGACGCAGATACAAACTCACGCAACGCATCACGCCAATCAATCTTGGGTTCCAACAAGTCAGAGATAACTCTAGGAATCTTCGCGCCCATGCGACCTGCAAGCATCCCGCCTTCGCGCAACGCTTTGTCGATCTCATCTAAGATCTCCTTGGCTTGCTCGGGCGATACATCTTGGCTAGTGAAGTCATGCTCGTCTGATTGAGAGATGTCATAGGTCTTGCCATTGACTGTTACTGTATCTCCATCCATGTCATTGTCATCGTTAGATTGTGTCCCACCCGATGGTGGGGGATTACCTAGCCCCTTACCTTTACCACTACCGCCCTTGCCCTTGCCACCTTTGCAGTGCTTCTTGAGATAGTTGTACACCTCACGCATAGACCAATCGTGGAACATTGGGTCATACACCGCACCATCGGGCAACTCCACGAGTCGCTCGCTCGTACCCGCAACTGTCCCATCGACACAGGTAATGATGTCATTGACGACAAAGTCAGCGGCTAGGTTAGCAAGCTTGGAATTCTCCAAGAACATGACACGACCGAACACGACTTGCTTCAAGGCTACGTGAAGATTCTCATGGAGGATGAGACCACGCACCTTGGCTTCGCTAGTAATACTCTCCAAGAACTTACGACCATACTTCTTGTTGACGCCATCGGTGTATGCAGTTGGTACGCCTTCCTCGACTGCGGATGTCCCCATCAACATCACGCCTGAGTACAGGGCAGTTTGTGGGTGCTTCATAAGCGTGATGTGTCCACGCTTGATTCGGGTTTCTTGCTTGCTCATCATGGTCTCCAATAAAAAAGATCTAACATTAAAACAATCATTCCTAACAGGAACAATACTCTTGCTACCTTCTCTGATGTAGTGAACATCACACCTCCTTGAACTCAATGTAATCATTGGTCTCGATCACTTTGATCTTGCCCTTGGCAATGCGCACCAACAACTCACTCGTGATGTCACGATGTTGACGATACTTGCCGTTCACATAGCCGTAGCCAAGTGAGGCAACCAACGCCCACGCCAATAGAAACAACTCAGCCATACTGAATGTCATAGAACCTCCTGAAAAATAAGAACCCACGTTGTCGTGGGATTAAGTTTTAGAACAACTCGTGGTTGTTCTTAGCCCACTCAGCGATCTTGGCATTGTTGCGAGCCAAGCGAATGGACTTCGTATTGCGCATCATCATTGTGAAGAACACGCCTTGTACCTCGGATGAGGGAATACGCTCAACGAACATCATGAACTTAGTCAACTGATCTTGTGTCTCCAATACATCTACTGCTTGAAACATGATCATCAACTGCGCACTGATGTCCTTGGGCATCTCAATGTCCTCGGGAGACTTGACGATGTCCTTCACATCGATCAATGATTTCTCCATTGATATAAACGCTGACATATCAGCCGCGAATGACGCACCCACTGTGCCAGCCAATGCGACCTTTGTGCCGTTCTCGCCAATCGCATCACGATTGTTCACGATCACATTCGCCTTTGCCAACGAACGAGGAGACACAAACGATAAGGAACTCATAGATGGTTTGAAGATGTATGGGTTATCGTTCTGATCACCAGTCGTGTAGGATGCCAAGCAACGAGGGAACATAGCAACCGATGCACGAATGACGCGAGAGATACCATTCTCTGATGCCCACTGCAACCACTCGTTCACGTTGGGTTTAGCCATACGCATGATGCAAACACGATTACCTGCGTGAGCAAGCATGGAGTCACCCACGCCATCCCCTGCATTGTTCGATGTCGCAAAAACTAGAGACCCACGTGGCAGTGGCTTGTCACCTGCCATTCGCTCAAGAAACAACCTAGTGAAAACTACCTGCAATAGCTTAGGCGACTTCATGAACTCGTCAGCCAAGATACACTTAGGCTTGGGGTCGTTCAGATTGAAAAGACTTGAGACGTAATACTCTAGCGTCTGAGTCGTGTGGTTAGGGATAGTCATGCCAATGTCTGACATATCTTTGACAGGGCAGTCGATGTAAATGTAGTCGTACTTGTCACCTGCGATGCTCATACCATCGGCAGGGCTACGCCACTTGTCGCCATTGTCTTCAGCGATCATAGCCAACAGAGAGGTCTTGCCACAACCTGGTTCTGACTGAATGACAGGCGTGATCTCTGAAGCTATTAGGGGAATGATTCTGCGCAGTTCGTTGATTGAAACTGTTTCGACTGTTTGAACTTTAGCCATGATGTATTACTTTCTTTACTGTGTGTTGGTACTATTTGACGGGTTTTTAAACGCACTTGAATGCGCTGAACTTGCCGAGGATGTCGTCAATATCCTCTTTCACTGCGTGACGCACCGCATCGGACTCTCGAATGTCCTCTGCCGTTACACCACTCAATGCTCTCTCCAATGATGCCCGCGCTTCTTCGAGCTGGGGATCACCGCTTAGATTGAAGCCCTTGAATGTATCGCACATCTCTTTGGCTTTCAATATGGTCGTGTCGTAGATCTTGCGCTTCTTGGTCTTGGTTTCGCCAGTGTTGTCATCAATGCCAACATCGTCTACACCACAGCAATGGCTGATCGACTTCATAACTTCGATGAACCTTGATTGCTGTTCCACCATCACGTGAGATACTATTTCCTGTGCTTGTTGACTGTATGTAGCAAACAGATCTTCTGCGATGTCTGACGCTATGCCACATCTGAAATCTGACATGGGAACTTCTGACACGAAAAGTTGGACACCGAACTTAGATACCAGTTGCTCTTTAGCGGGGTAGTCATTGCGGTCGAACATATCGCCTTGCTTGAACGCCATGTCCGAGACAATGCTATCGTAGGCAAGGATGAAGTCGCCAAGCAGGGTGTTGAACGCCTGCTGATGTGCGTGATACTCTTGCTTGAACTTGGGCATATCCACAGACGGCAACAAGTCCTGTGAGTTGTTCCATCTATAAGTCCTGCGCTTGACCCAGTTATAGATAGTCTGACGATAGTTGACGATCGCCTTGTGACGTGGGTGATCTGCCAAGAGGTTCTTGACGTAGCGCCCCGCGCTCTTGTCTGCATTCTTTGATGCAGTAACTTCATTGCTGATGATGCGGTCTTGCTTCGTCGCTGACCATACATTGACATCCACGCTCACGAGGACTGCTGATGAGGCAAGGCTGATGAGGTGATCGGGTTTATGTAATTCCATAACTCTCTCCTTTGGTTGAAAACAAATCCCACTGATACGTGGGTCTCTAAACAGTGGGGTAGCTGATCTGCTCTCCCCACTAGCTATAAGTATAACACAACTTGACCTTTGAGTCAAGGGGTTTACTCAACTTTTTTCTATGACCAGTCTGTGATTATCTGTCTGCTGACACTCATCCACTCGTGGTCGTAGTCGCCCTCGTAGCGTTCTTCGGTGTCGTTCGTCTCCTCGCCTGTACGTAGGAACATCGAACCTATCGAGCAATGAAGTGTTCCCTCACGCACTTGCTTAGCCCAATCCTCTGCTAGGTGTAACAACGCCATGTGACTCATCACATCAGGGTAGTTGTCGTACCACTTCACATCAGTGGCAGTGAAATAGAACGCCTTTTCCTTATGGTTGATCTCCACCTCTGCAAGAGCGATCTGGCACTTGGGGTTAGCCTTTGCCTCCAGTAAGAATGTATAAAACGATTGCTCGTTGTTCGTGTCGTGGTCATCGGTGAACCGAATCGTGTACGCCACATCTGATCTATAACCCATCATCCTCTCCTTCCAGTAACCAATCTCCGCCCACTAGCATGTAGTGTGAGGGAGGAATGTATTTATCCAAAGTGTAGAACTGCATCTGATCTGCCTTCTCACCCATTGCGTTACCGCAACCCCCTCTACCTAGAATCTCACGTTCCAGTGGGTCGTAAGATAGACTCCATATCGCAGGGCTACTGCCGTTACGCCTAGACGGAGGCGAGGCAACCATATGCCCACCTGACCAGTACTCGGGTGTATGAGGTGTGACCATGTTCATCCACACATCGGTGTAGCCCCAACGCTTGCACTTATCCAGTACCTGCACGAGGCACATAAATGTTTTCTCATTCATTTTAAGAAATCCTTTGCCTCGAGTACTTCCATCACCGCCTCGAACTCATCGGGGTAGCAACGTTGTAAGTTGATAACGAACCGCCTAAAGTCTGCGTCTTTCATTGCGTCTCTACCGCATACAAACATAGACTCTATGATGTACACCCACACATCAATCACAGTTTCATCTAATAGATCATTCATCGGTGTAGCCCTCCCTTGTTGTTGATACCCTTGAGATCAGCCATGTCGGTGATCATCATGTAGTTGCTCTTGTGCATAGGCACGACTGTGCGCACTGCGTCATGCGAGAGTTTCTCCCCACATGGCATACAGTGTTTGTAACCAAGCTTCCACCTGTCAGTGGCATACTCCTCGTCACAGTTACGGCAGTGTGGCTTGTAGCTTTTCATTAGTTCTCCTCGTATGAGTGGGTGACTACGCCCATGGTCTTGATGCGGTACTTGTTCTCGTATCCCTCATGAGTGTCGCCTTGGATGCAGATGTGCATCTCGTACTCGGCAGTGTCCCGATGGTCATACAACGCCAAGGGCTTGCCATTGCACAACAGCAGAAACATGCTACGGCTTAGTGTCTTCTGTTGTTCTTCTTGCTGTTGATCATGCAGATCGAAACCCAGCGGTGCGTATTGAACTTTAACTTTTCCCATAATGATCTCCTAGTTGATGTTGATAGAGGGTACGCTAGTACTAGCGTACCGTCGTGTGTGATTAAAGAATGTCGTAGCCAGTCAAGTACTGGAACGATGCGACCTCATCCATAGACTCGGTGATGGTCAAGCCCTCATGCTCATCGTCGATATCACCGAACTCATCGAAGCCATACTCACGATCAAGGAACTCAAGGTTCT